AACTTATGTAAGTGGTGCTCGTTCTATAAAGGTAACGGCGGCCCTTGCGAAGTAGAGCTTCCTAAGTGGAAACCTAAGTTCTCTAAGCGTAAAAAGGAAAACTACGCTGATGTGAGCAATAAGTTAAAAGGTACCCTCGATATAGAAACCCAATCTCAATTTCCAGATTTTGATTGAGGGTAATCTTTAAATACAAGCGTCATGTAAAATAATACATGGCGCGCGATGATTACAGAGCTATCTCTGTAAAGGGTTTATTTATAAACATAGAGGAGGAAGCTGAGTGAAAGCCTCACAAATGCTTGTTCTTACTAATATGTTAGCTAAAATTATATCTGAAGTTGATGACTTGAGACAAATGATTAATGATATGAAAATGAAAGAAATGGAATCTCAAGGATTCATGGAGGAAGAATGAATGGAGTTGATAGATATTTTAACGTTATTAGGAATAATAATGGCAGGAGTATCTTTGGTGGTGGTATTAATAGTATTTCTAAAATTTACGCGCCAAGCATTAAAAGGAGTACCACATATAAACAGACAACCAATTCCAAAACGCAAAATAATAAAGAAGGAGATACCAATGAGTAAAGAAGCAAGAGAAGGAGTCACATTTAATGACATATTTATGTTTATGATAGCTGTGCCTTTAGTTTTACTCTGGGTTGGGTTTGCAGGGTTCGTTATACATACGGGACTCAATAACTCAGCAGTTCTTGAGAACATCGAAGCATATACAACTTTGATAGCAATCTTAGGAGGGCCAGCCCTTCTTATTATCAAAGATGCATTAGATGTTTGGAAACAAGAACAAGCAGAGAAAACAGCTTTCTATAAAGTCAAAGCACAGTCTGTTATAGATTATAACGATACTGTATTAAAACAAGCCCAAGATATTGAAAGCAAAGCACAAGAACAAGAACATAAGATGGAGAGTAAAAAATGAATGACTTTGAAATAAAAGATTTGTACGAACAGGTACAACAAATGAAAGCTAAATTGGATTTAGCTATAGAATCAACAAAACAAAACTGTGGTTGCGAGTGTAAGTGCAGTACAAAGGAGGAATAATATGTCAACAGAAAAAAGAGATAACAACCTTTTGAAAGGTGAACATTTTCATACCAACAACGCAGATATGAAGTTGGACTTTGCAAAACCTTCCCGAGCTGAAATAGATGAGATGAACTATAAAAAACCTATCACATCTTATAAAAGCTTACCAGATAAACCATTTCAATTGAACGAAGATTCAGGTAATGGATTATTCAAGGAAGGGTTTTCAGAAATTGAAAATATAGAATGGATGGGTAGGGTTAAAGACCTACCAAACAACAGCGCAAGTATAAAAGATAGAGAAGAATAAACATGGCTAGCGTAAACAAGAAAGAAAATATAGATAAAACTCTAACTATGCGTAAAAGTGGGTCAGGAGAAAAAGTCTTCAGTCATGTAGGTGGTAAGACCCATGCACTAGAACACAAAGCCATTTCTAAGGAAGAGGCACTCAAACAAATTAGAGATGTTACAGAAGTAGAAATTGCTGACAGAAAGCATCATGGACATCACATTGGTAAGAGACAACAATCTAAAACTCAATACAGGAAGTAATTATGGCTCCACGTAAGAAAACAGTCGCAGCTAAAAAGAAACAAGCTGCTGCTCGTAAAAAAGCAGGTGGGTCGAATGCAGGGAAGTATAAAGGAGTAAAGGCATTTGCTGGACCTTCTGGAGGCGCGCCAGCTGGTACGTTCCCCATCAACACACTTGCTCGTGCAAAGTCGGCTATTAAGTTATCAGGTAATGCTCCAAGACCAGCAGGTATTAGAGCGGCGGTATACAGGAAATATCCTCAACTGAAACCAAAAGCCAAAGGAAGAAAGAAGTAAACGGTAAGCTTTATATACTACGGCCTTCTAAATATAATAGGCTCTCACAGTAGGGCCAAAGCTTCACAGGATACTTATTCGCAAGCGTCTTTGAGGGAGCCCAATATGGAGATATCAACATATGAATAATACAAACAATGAAACAGCAACCAATGAAACAGCTGACGATGGAAATATCACAGCTCTTCTTGAGACTGTAGAAGAATCTGGAATATTAGACCAAATAATGGACGAACCAATTTTAGCAGGATTAACTACTATGGTATTAATTTTAGCTAGCGCAGTAGCTTATCAAGTACCCGCAGTTAAAGAATTAGTATTCAAGTACTTAAAAAATAACGAAGCTGAATTGATGAAGATGTTAGATGGAAATCTAAGCAAAGCCCAGATGAAAGCTTTTGAAAAGCTAGACGAACAAGCACAAAAGCACGTCAAAGACTCTTTAGTACGTAATGTATTAATTACAGCTTGGGACGAAAAGGATGACGAGCTCGCTAGTCTTGTAAAATCTAAAGTCAAAGCCGCCCTCGATGAAGGGAAAGGACTTTGAACGTAGAGAAATACGAGCACAGATTAAGGCAGAGGGTAGGAGAAGCTGAATATGAACGTCATAAAGAGCTTGTCCGCCTTCTGGCGCGCAATCTTGCTCTTGAAGACATACTTTGGGAAGAAATTCTTGTATGTATTCGGGATGTTAACGCTCGAACAGAGCTCTTGCGCCAAAGAAATACAATCGTTAAAGACATACATACAGAGTTCCGAGCGCTGAATATAGAAGTACCTACTACTGTAGAAAAGAATACCGAAGCCTTTGCTTCATTCTTAGGAGAATTATCCGATGATAAAGGAACAAAAGAATCTAAAAAGCCTGATGACAGGTAAAGGTGGATTAGATTCAAAAAGTTTAGAGAAAATATTCAAACAATGTAGACGAGATAAGGGAAAAATGCGCAAATTGCTTAAAGCTTTTTGTACAACATATCTTATCGATGGTAAACAACGACCATTACTACTCAGACCATTACAAGAAGATATAGTTTTAGAATGTTTAATGGAAAGAGATGACGATAAGCAAACTAAACTAGCCATCTTAGCTCCACGAGGCAGTGGTAAATCATTCGCTTTGTCTGTAGCGGTGACTATATATATGTTTTTTAATAGATTTAGAGATTTAGTATTTATATTGGCTCCTACTGAGGACCAAGCTGCTTTAATCTTTAACTACGTCTATCGACACTTTGCAGACAACACTTTTTTAAATGGCTTAGTTAAGAACTATCGTTTTCATAACAAGCCCAATATAACACTTAAGGGGGGCACTATAATGCGTAGAGCTCCATTAGCGCCTAGTAACCAAGGACAAGCTATCCGTGGACAACACCCTACGTTCCTCGTAGTGGACGAATCTCCACTAATTGATGATAAACTGTTCATTGACAATGTAGAGCCTGCTATCGTCGCTAATAAGGCACCTTTTATTAATCTAGGCACACCTAAGTCAAAAGATAATCATATGTATAAGTATCTTTATGACGATGGCTATGCTGCTACATTTAAAAGATTACACTATACATGGAGAGACGCCGTAAAGAAAGGGGATGCTTACTCAGCTCCCTATACTGATGAAGAAATGTTAGATAAAATGATGGAGTGGGGTGAAGATTCTATCTACTGGAGGACAGAATATGAATGTGAGTTTGTAGAGTCTGTAGCGAATGTGTTTAATCCAGAAAAAATAAAGGCGTGTTACGATGATTACATACTTAATAGACTGGATGGGGATGGAGACAAGAGAGGAGGCAATATTACTGTTGGTGTTGACATTGGCAAATCTGTTAACTCTACTGTCATTAGTGCATGGTCCCTTGAAAAGTCTGACGAAGAAAATATTGCTAGACTTATATACATTGAAGAAATCAATGCCCGAACTGGTGGACACGATATTCCATACCAACGTAGACGTATCATGGACGTTACCAATAAGCTCAATGCTAATCGGCTCATTGTTGATTGCACTGGTATGGGTGGTGCGGTTGAACATGACTTACGGTTGGCGTGTTTAGAATCTGACGTTCATTTTGTTGCGTTTATTTTTACAGGAGGTCCAAAGGGTACAAAAACCCAGATGTATAGAGATTTTACTTCCTACATACAACAAGGACGAGTAAAAGTACCTAATCCAGAGGGGTTAGAGCATTCAGAAGCTAAACTAATTAATAAATGGACAAAAGAACATATTGATTTAGAATATACTATGGATATAGCTAATAAGACAGAGAAGATATCTGCACCTTCAGGTAAACACGATGATTACTGTGATAGTACGGCAATGGCTTTACATGCTACCTTAAGTATGTTACCAATGTCAGGTAACTTCAGTCAATCAATAGTATCACGTCCAATAAATAAGAATTATTCCGCAGGGGTAGGAAATCGTGGAACCCATTCAGGTGTTTCACTTTTTACAACTTCTCAACGAAAACATACACTAAACAAACGCGGGCTAAGGGGAATCTAACACAATCTTTATATACTCATTAAAGTTAATTATAAATAGCCATGTCGTTTATAGATAGAGTTAGACGTACGTTTGCTTCCGTTGGAAGTAACCCTACGTACAAAGAAGACGACCCGAGAAGTTATGGAGCGGGAGTTATACAACGCCTGAAGATTGATAAAGGGTTCGCTGTCGGTGGACAAAAGGATTTTGAACCACATATAGGCAAAAACAGAACATATATGAATGTATATTTATCTGACCCTATAGTTCGTAGTTTAATTGATTTACCATGTTTATACGCTGTTAAAGACAATTTTGACATCGTAACAGCCGACGAAGATGTAAGAGAAGAAGTAGAAGAAATGTTCCGAGATATTAATATAGAACATATATTATATGGTTGGTTAAGAAATGCTCGTATTTTTGGTACGGGGTATTTAGAATGGACTGGAGACAACTTAGTTTTAAGGTCTAGTCAAAACATGTACGTAAAAAGGAACGAGCATGGCCAAATAGAATACTACTACCAAAAGATAGGAGATGATAAAGAAAACATAAGATTTGAAGAAGATGAGATTATTGAGTTAAAGAATAATCAATTTGATGATTTTGCTTATGGATTATCTGATATCCACCCTATTTTATATTTAGTAGATTTAAAAGATTATGCAGAACGAGATATAGGTGCAGCATTAAACAAATACGCTAATTCAAGGTATGATGTTTCAGCTGGTTTACCTGACATGCCTTATGGTCCAGATAAGATTAACGAAATAGTAGAAGCTTTTAATAATTTAGCTCCCGGTGAAGATATCATTCACGGAAACGATATAACTATTAAAGAACTACAAGGAACTCAGCGTGCATTTGAATATGGTAAATATACAGACGATATCATGGATAAAATACATGTGGCTCTGAAAACTCCTAAAACAATGTGGACAGACCCAGATAAAGCACGACCTATTTTTGAACCTTATGTAAGATATCTACAAACGATGGTAGAGGGTGCACTTAACGCCCAGCTTATGCCTCAATTAGAAAAAGGAGAAGCTAAATTTAAGTTTAGGCAAATTAATGTTGAAGATGCATTTGTTAAAGCTAAGACTGATATGATATACTTATCAGAAGGAGTTTTATCACCCGGCGAAGTTAGAGAGGAAAGAGGACTTGACCCTGAAGGAGTAGCAGAATTAGATATGGAAACTTCTGAAGATATTAAGGCTTCCCCTATAAGACAGGAGCAGGGAGACAAGAATGCAAATATTTCTGGAGGAAAGAATCAAGATAAGAAAGAAGAATCATCCAGAGTACAAAACAGGGGTAATAAACCCTCCGCAAACGCAACAGGAGATAGAGCATGACATTCGATAAATGTATGATAGCTACCAAAGCTACTCTAAAGAAAAGGGGTTTTGATAACTCCGAAGAGATTGCAGCTGGCATGTGTAGCATGTGGGCTCAAGAGAATGGCGTTGAAAGGGAATTTGCAGATATCAAATCCGAACCAGTTCGCAGGTCATTTGCTCTCTCAGTTAATGAGAGTGAAGAAGTGACATTTACAAGCGAAGAGGGAATAGACTCTGTTTCATTCCCAGTCATCGCTATAACATCGGGACTTCACGAATATGAAGTCGACGGTGATATGAATAAAGTTTATATTGAAAGAGGGATGTTAAAAGATAATTTAACTTCTTTTACAGACCTCCCGATATATGTAGACCATCAAAGAACAGCCGAGGACCTAATCGGCATGGCTGCTAATCCGGAGCTAATCGAGATGGAAAATGGAAAGACCGCAGTAAAGATGTTGGCAACAGTATCTAATAAATATGGCCGCGGTGAAGAAGTAATGAATAAAGTTAAGGAGGGAGACATGACACATGTTAGTATTGATTGGTTTTCAAACGATATTGACGTCATGGGTGACACTTATGCCACCAACATTCGTCCTACAGAGGTAAGTTTCATTGACAATGAAAAGATGGACCCAGTATGTAAGGAATGTACAATAGAAACGAAATGTGATTCACACGAACCTGATGACGACCACGACTGTGGTTGTGGTGGCCATGAAGGAGCATGTGAATGCGATAATACAGAGGAACAAACTATGTCAGAAGATAAAGTAGAAACTAATGTAAAATCCGACGCAGAAAGCATTGTCGAACGCGAGTTCGCTTCGCTACGAACTCAACTTGAGGAAGCAACTGCATCTAAGAAGGATATCGAATCTCAGTACGAAGCTGCTATGAAAGAAATAGAAGCATTCAAATTAGCTGAAGAAGAGAGAACCGCACAGGAAGCAGAAGCCCGCAAGTTAGAAGCAGTAGAAGCAATTATATCCAGAGAAATCTTATTCGGTACAGTCGAAGAAGAAAAGAAGGATGCACGTGTAGAAGAACTTTCAGCTTGGGATGAGTCCAGATTGACTGGATTTAACGACGCTCTAGCAGCAATGCCAGAGCCAAATATGGATGTCGAAAGAACTTTCGGAAAAGGTAAAGTAGCTTCAGAAGATACAGAACCAGCTGTCGAGAGAGAATTCGGTATGACAAAAGACAACAGTGGTAGCATTAGATTAAATGCAGACTACTATAAAAGAGGTAAATAAATATGGCAACAGAAATATTAGTAAATGATGGTGGAGCACCCGCAAGGATACTCCCTTTCACAGCAGGAACCGTCGTTTCAGGCGGACATATAGTTGCAATGGAAAATGATGGTGAGGTAGACCCCGCAACAGGGACAGCCGCGCTAAACACTCTAGGTTTTGCATTAACAAATGCAGCATCTGGAGCCATCGCTTCTATCGTAACAGGAAAAGGTGTTATAGTAAACGCTTTAGCAACAGGAACTGTCGCATCAGGCGCCAGTTTAGAAGTAGACGCAACAGACGGAATTTTAGTAGCAGGTGCAACTGCTGGTGAAGTAGTCGCAGTTGCGTTGGAAGACCACAGCGGAGCAGTAACCTATATAAAGGTTCTGACCAAA